GTTCCTTGATCTTCCTAACTCCAGTATCCTTCAGGTCACAACTAAGTGGAAAGATGGGTTCAATAAGTTGTTTGAATCTAATCCTAGACTAGTTGTATGGACAGATACTTCTATTACCTATCCTATTTCTATTCATGGCGAGAAGTATGGTGATATCCTAGGTAAGAAACTAGAAACAAAATTCGACTACATTAATGCATATTCAGCTTGGCTTTTTAGAAATTTCGGCTATACTATAAAGAGGGCTGCAATTAGAGGTACTAATGCTGTTTATTTTGCAGCTGTACCAGGATTAGTCAGTACTAATATTTCTAGTTTTCCTATCGCTACAAACGCAGATGGGTTTTATTTTATTGGAGAGGAAAAGAGTACTCTTGACGCATTCTTCTGAACAACTAATTGGGCGCTGGTCACAACTTACTAATCAACCAGAAGTTTCAAATTTAACAAAAGGTATGGACTTTCGCGAGCCTCGTTATCGCCGCGAAGTGTTTTTGCGTTTCTATGAATATCACTTGAAATATAAGTCCCATCCAGGGGCAGTCTATTTTGCCTTCCCTTGGTTGGCTGATAAATTTAAAATGGATATGGAAACCAAACTATGGTTTGCTTTTATCAATGGATGCTCGCAAAACATAGTTACAACTTATATTATCTATCAAAAATACCCGAATATTAAGAATGTTAAACTAGAACAGCTTTCTGAATGGTGGGGCGAAAACCAGCATAAGTTCAAGGCTGGGTCTGGTTGGGATACCGATCGTAAATATTTTAAGTATGGTAAAACTGGGTTTCCGAACTGCGTTGCCTCTTATAAAGAGAACGTAGATAAGTTTGGCTCCCAGGTAGATATGTTTAACGAATTAAATAACACAGGCGATAAGTATAAGAACTTTGAAAAGACCTGGGATTATGTTCGTGCAAACTTTATGTCCTTCGGTCGCCTCTCTGCTTTCTCGTATCTAGAATACCTTAGGATTCAAGGAGTTAACTTAGACTGTAATAGTTTATTCCTTGATGATATTGATGGTTCACGTTCTCACCGTAACGGTCTTTGTAAGGTTCTTGGTCGTGATGACCTAGATTGGTGGAAGCAGGATCTAAAATATAAGCCTGAAACTATCGAGTGGTTGAAGAAGGAAGGCGAGCTTCTATTAGAAGAAGCCAAGGCTCGTTTCGGTCATCTATATAATGATGTTTCCTACTTCACACTCGAGTCAACCTTCTGTTGCTATAAATCATGGCACAGACCCAACCGTCGTTACCCTAACGTTTATATGGATATGTTTCATGATCGTATTAGATATGCAGAGTCAGAATGGGGTGCGGACTTTGATCTATTCTGGCAAATGCGAAAAGACTGTCTTCCCGCTCATCTACGACAAGAAGATACGCCAGGAGATCCAGGAATTTCGAAAGACAAACAAAACCACTATCTATCTACAGGTCAAGCTATTATGATGGATAAAGAGTGGGATTGTTTTGAAAATGATTTTATGAAGCCGAGAGGCGTTGAACTTTTTGCGGGGTAATATGAAAGTTATTGCGATTGGTGGCGAGCCTGGATGTGGTAAGACCACTCTTATGAAACGTATAATTGAAGATGTTAAACCTATTCCGAAGTATAGTGAGTTCAAACTAGTACCATACTTACAGAAAGATAATATCTTTATCCTTGGTAAGTACGAAGAGGGCGAAGTATTTTCTGGTACGGATAGAATGTCTATGGCAGTTCAGCCAGAGGCAATAAAATTCCTTGACTCTTTTCCAGAAAATAGTATACTATTATTTGAGGGTGATAGACTGTTTACGGCTTCGTTCCTTGAACACTGTGTAGATAAGTATGATACTAGTATTATCTATCTTAAGACGGAGCGTTCAATCCGTCAAGATCGTTATAAGGAGCGAGGCTCCAATCAAAACGAAACTTGGTTGGCTGGTCGTGAAACTAAAGTTTCAAACATCATGTCTAATTTCGCATTGATGTTTAATACAGAAACTTTTATGAATAACACATACGAAGAACAAACAAATGTTTATAATGCAATAAAAGATATGATGGAGAAAAATTATGGAAACTGAATATCAAAATGAAGCAGTATCAGAAGGCGTAGAGCATAAGAACATTGAAGATCTAATTAGCCTTTTGGCATCTAGGAATTTAGACCAAAGAATTAGTTATAAATATGCCGAAGATCGAATCATTTCAGATTTTCATGACTATATAGATAATACATACGGTCAGCACTACCAGACAGAAAATAACATTCAGTGTTTTGATGTTTGGATTGCTCTCGATGATGCTACTCCTACTTTCCGAAATACAGCTCTTAAGTATCTTTGGCGTTACGGTAAGAAGAATGGCAATAACAAAGATGATTTGTTGAAAGTATTGCATTACACGATTATGTGTTTGTATAATGATCACTATAAGGATGGTAAATAATGGAAATTAAAATTGATGTTGAGCTACTGAGAAAGCGTAAGCTGTTTATCGCCACCCCAATGTATGGTGGCCAGTGCGCTGGTATGTTTGCGAAGTCAACCGCTGACTTGGCTGCTATCTTTGCGAAGTATGATATTCCGATTCAGATGTACTTCTTGTTTAACGAGTCTTTGATTACTCGTGCACGAAATTATTGCTGTGATGAGTTTATGCGTTCTGATGCCGAGCACATGCTGTTCATTGACTCAGACATCGGTTATAATCCACAAGACGTTGTCGCCATGATGGCTCTTCAGGCAGCAGAAGAAGATAAGTACGAGATTATCGGTGGTCCTTATCCTAAGAAGTGCATCAGCTGGGAAAAGATCAAGCGTGCCGTTGATAAGGGTGTTGCTGATGATGATCCGAACGTTCTTGAAAAGTTCGTTGGCGACTTCGTGTTTAACCCAAAGGGTGGGCAACAGAGTATTGCCATCAGCGAGCCTTGTGAGGTTCTTGAAATCGGAACTGGTTTCATGATGGTCACTAAGAAGGCAATGAAGAAGTTTGCTGCTGCTTATCCTCAGTATACTTATCGCCCTGACCATGTTCGTACTGAGCACTTCGATGGTTCTCGCGAGATCATGATGTTTTTCCAGGCAGAAGTTGACCCTGCTTCTAAGCGTTATCTTTCTGAGGATTACTGGTTCTGTCAAAAGGCTCAACAGGCTGAAATTAAAACATGGTTCTGTCCATGGATGAAGCTTCAGCATGTCGGTAGTTATATCTTTGGTGGTTCTCTTGCGGACCTTGCATCAATCGGTGCATCGGCTACAGCAGATCCTAGTCAGCTTGGTGGTAAGCCAAAAAAGAAGTGAGAAATAATATGAAGTATGTTGTCTATGTAAATTCGGCTAACTATGAAACTGAAATTAAAGAAGTTAAGAAGCAGATGAAGGATTTTCTTGAAGTCGGCGATAAGGTAATTTATCTTAAGACTGGTCTTGAAACTCATATCACTGTACTTGCTAATTCGTGAAAAGGATAGTATAATATGTTGATACAGTTGACACACCCAGAACCTAACTATGAATTCTGGGTTGAATCTACAGAAATTGTTGTCATGGAAAGGTATGTAAAGCCTCAGTCTATGATCATTACAATGAATGCAGATAGACCTGATGTGACTGCACTGGTATTGAAGAATGGCAAGATTATGTCTTGCAAAGAAACCCCAGCGCAAATTTTTAATATTATGAAGGGAACAGCATAATGAAAATTGATACTAATACAATCAACGTTCTTAAGAACTTTTCCAAGATCAATCCTTCTATCCTTATCCAGGAAGGAAACACTTTGAAGACTATTTCTACTTCAAAGACGATCATGGCAAAGGCTACGGTATCGACTGAGTTTGGTAAGCGTTTCGCTATCTACAATCTTGATCGGTTTATTTCAACTCTCAGCCTTTTTGCTGATCCTGATTTGAAGTTTGCTGAACAGTTTGTTGATATTTCGGAAGGTGGTAAGAAAATTCAGTATAGGTATACTGATGAGAGCAATATTACGAAGGCTCCCGATAAGGAAATTAACCTTCCCTCTATCGATGTTTCTTTTCAGCTTACAAATGAAAACTTAAAGGACGTTGAGAGAGCAGCTGGTGTCCTCGGTCTTCCTGAGATCGTTGTTTTTGGCGACGGAACAAACATTTCGCTTCAGGCTGCTGACTCAAAGAATATCTCTGGAGATATCTATTCGATTATTATTGGTGAAACCAACAAGACGTTCAGGGCTATCTTCAAGACAGAAAATATTAAGATTATCCCTGGTGAATATGAAGTAAGCATTAGCTCTCGTGGTATCTCTCACTTCAGCGGGAAGGAAGCTGAGTATTGGATCGCTGTTGAGCAAACGTCAACTTTTAGTTGACTTGTAACACGGGAGGGGTTATAATGACTCCTCCCACTTTTATATTATGGAGATATGTGATGAATCGGATAAGGCAGGTAACTTCTGGTGTTGTTGTAAGAAAACTACCCGAAACTTTGACAGCCCAAACTTTATTTGGTACAGAATTGTTAAAGAAACCATGTCCTACTTGTAGAGAGTTAAAATACAGGTTTGAATATTATTTAAAAGCGAATGCGACAGATTCAGTGCGTTATCAATGTGTTGAGTGCTGGGATATTTACAATGGTCGTAATCCTAATAAGAAAGAAAAAAACCAAACTGTTTACGCAACAATTGAATCTTTTTTTAATGAGGCGACTGTAAATGCTTGAAGAATTCCTGTGGGTAGAAAAGTATCGCCCGAAGACTGTTGAAGAAACTATTCTTCCTGCTGATCTAAAGTCAACCTTTCAACAGTTTGTTGATCAGAAAAATATCCCTAACCTAATCTTGTCTGGGTCGGCTGGCGTTGGTAAAACAACTGTCGCTCGTGCTATGCTTGAACAGCTTGGTTGTGACTACATCGTAATTAACGGATCTATGAATGGTAACATCGACACCCTCCGAAATGAAATCCTCAACTTCGCTTCTTCTGTGTCGTTCAGTGGGGGGCGCAAGTACGTCATCCTTGATGAGGCAGATTACCTCAACGCAAACTCTACCCAACCCGCACTACGCAATTTCATGGAAGAGTTCTCCAGGAACTGCGGCTTCATACTCACCTGCAATTTTAAGAACAGAATCATTGAACCGCTACATTCTCGGTGCTCTGTTGTAGACTTCAAGATAAGCAAGAAGGATATGGGCAAGCTCGCCATGCAGTTCATGAAGCGAGTTGTTAACGTCCTTGAAACTGAATCCGTTGGATATGATAAGGCTGTAGTCGCAGAGGTAATTCAAAAGCATTTCCCTGATTGGAGACGTGTTTTGAACGAGCTTCAGCGTTACTCTGCAACAGGTGCGATTGACTCTGGTATCCTTGCTAATATGCAGGAATCAAATATCCGCGAACTTATCGCATATATGAAGGATAAGGATTTTACCGAAGTTCGAAAGTGGGTCAAGAATAATCTTGACACTGATGTGAATGTTCTTTTCAATCAGTTCTATGATTCTGCTTCTTCATATTTCACTAGCGATAGTATCCCTCTTCTTGTTTTGCATATTGCGACCTATCAATATCAGAATGCATTTTCTGCCAACCCAGAGATTAACTTCTCTGCATTCTGTGCGCATGTGATGCTAGAACTTGAGTTCGTTTAATGTTTTTGGATGTGACGCTCGAGCCAAGGAAAAAGGTAGTTGAAGTAGTTGAGCCAGTAATTAAACAGTATGATTGGTGCTATGAGAATAGCATCAACTCTGGTAGGCAACTGATAGATTTAGATACACCACAAGAGTTTAAGTATAATAAGTGGCGCACCAATAGTTCTCTATCTATGCATAGGGATACTATTGATGTTGCTCAAAAGATGAATCTCAATCATCATATTTCCGATAAGATGCATTATCATTTTCTTTTTAATTCTGTACGTAAACAGAAGCGTTACGGTAAGAAGAAAACAGATGCCGAGAAGAAGCTCGAGAAACAACTTGAGCAAGAAGCAAAGACCCTCTCTCTAATTCAAGATTATTATAAATATAATATTGTGCGTGCAAAAGAAGCGTACAAGATCCTGAGTAAGGATCAGATTGAATTGATTAGAAAAAAACAAGAAAAAGGTGGGGTTAAATGAATGATTTACTCGGAGATTTAATTGAGGTAAAGATAGCAGAAGAAGAAGACTTCCTAAAGATTAAAGAAACTCTTACTCGTATCGGCGTAGCCTCGCGCAAAGAAAAGAAACTCTATCAGTCCTGTCATATTTTCCATAAGCAAGGTAAATATTACATCGTACATTTCAAGGAGATGTTCGCGATTGATGGTAAGCCTTCTAACTTTTCAGAAGAAGACAAGGGTCGTCGTAACAAGATCATTGAACTTATTCAGGATTGGGGTCTATTGAAGGTCGTTGAGGCGGATTCTATTAAGGATCCTCTAGCTTCGATGAGCCAGATTAAGATCATCAATCATAAAGAAAAGAATGAATGGACTCTTGAAGCTAAGTACAACATGGGTCGTAAAAAGAAGTGAGGTAATTATTTGTTATGAAGTTCCCTTGGATAGTTAAGAGAAAAATTGAAACACCCGCAGAGGAAAAGATAGAGCAGATTAAAGCCATCTTATTCCCACCACTAGTTACTCAGCAGGAAATGCAAAACGATGGTTCCCAAATAAAGTTCCATATTGATTATTCTGCTGACTCAAACCTTGATGCTGCTCTACTCGATCTTCAAGAAGGCTACAACGATCCAGCTTCCCATAAGACGGTCTTAGATGTTATTAAAAGACTAAATAAGGTTCGCAAGATGCTAGAAGCATACGCCGAACTAGATAAAGATGCCAAATACATCATCGTCGAGAATATGGAGCAGGATCAGGATGTCACAGCCGCAGACAATTGACATAAAAGAATTCATGGAAGCTCTTGAAGAGATGATGGATTCTCGTGACGATATGTGGTATGAGCAGAAATACTGCAACGTTAATAAGTTCCTCTACATAAAAGAGAATAGGTACTTTCCTGCTAAGAAGAAAGTCCACGACTATCTAGAAAAAATTGTCGACATAGCATCTGAAAAATAACTGTTGACTTTGGTCTCCTTATAGGCTATACTATGTAAATAATAAGGAGTGGCTGATGACGATGCATCTTCTACCAGCGTATTATACGTCTACTGTAAACCGCAAACGTAAGCCTAGCAATAATAAACGCCAAGCTCTAGCTCGCGCAGAGCACGAAGCTTGGGTCCAGTCTATGACTGGCGGAAGAAAAGCCGATAAGAAAGTGCTTGACTTTAAATGGAAACAGCGGTATACTAATGATATGAAGGTTGATCAAAGTGGTTACGTCTCTGCAGGAATGTCGGGTTCTGCGTCTTCCTGTGTTGACCGTAGTCTTATGAGCAACCTCCATAAAGAACCAGAACATGTCCGTAAGGAAATTCTGGAAAAGGCAAGTCGTGTTATGCCCCTGTTCAATAAGGGTGGTCTTCAGTATGCCACCCCCGATACGGACATGACGCAAGTTGGCTCTAAGTCGAGGAGAGGTTAATGAAAATCGCCGATAAGCTTAAGAAGATTAATAGTTCTGTTACTGTTAATCTGTATGATAACGGATATATGGTAGAAGTGGATGGTCGTGATTTCGATGACGACTATACTCAGGTTAAGATTGTTTGTCTCTCTCTTCAAGAGATCAACGATGTTATTGCTGAGGCTGTGGAGATGGAGAAGTCCTAATGGATCAGGTCCAGATACAGCTTCAGGATACTACGGGTAACTGGCGCACTTACCATGTTACTCAAAATAATTCTCAGAGGATTCTCTCTGAGATGCAACAGCTCTCTTCCAGGTTCCCCGATCAAAGGGTACGTGCTGTTGATATGGATGGAAGATTAGTTGACATTCTTTGAAAAAAGTTGTTGACTTTGGTGAAAAAGTGAAGTATATTAACTAAATAATGAACCTTATGGAGAAATGTAATGACTAAGACTGCTCGTGTTTTGACTGCCCTTCAGAATGGTGAGGAACTCACCGCCAAGCAGATTGCTGCTCGCTTCAGCGCTGGCAATCCACATCGTGTGATCCACTACCTTCGTGAACAGGGTTACTGCATTTATCTTAATGCAAAGACCAATTCAAAGGGTCATGTAAAGAATAAGTATCGTATTGGTACTCCATCGCGCAAGCTAATCGCTGCAGGCTACAAAGCCCTTCAGCTTGGTCTCGTCTAAAAGATTCCTACAGAATCTTGAAGGGCGGGGCGAAAGTCCCGCCTTTTTGTTGTTTGACATTGTCGGAATAGGAAACACCGGGGATTCTGGCTCCCAAGGCTAGGATTCTTACCCCATCGTGGGTGTAACGGTTGTTTCTTCATGGATACACAGAGCGACGCAAGATACCTTAGTGGTTGTCGGCATAACATGCGGTCTTGGTAGTGTTATGTACTGTAGGCATACAGGCTGTGTATCTTTGTAGAAACAACTTATTAGGTGTGGTGTTATGGAAAATCCCAGTGTTCCTGGGCAGCGCACAGTCAATGGAGCCCTCTGTCCTGCAGGCACGGCATAAACTGAGTTGTAATCGAAATAGGAGTCATGACCTGAAATAAGATTACAGATTAAAGCGAACGGTATGGCGGTCTATCCATATCCATAACATGACATCACTCTTAATAAGTATTGGACTCTTAGCGCAATGGTAGAGCATCAGACTTTTAATCTGCTGGTTCCGGGTTCGAGTCCCGGAGAGTCCACCATAAATACTGGGGCATAGCTCAGTGGTAGAGCAAACGCTTGATAAGCGTTAGGTCGCTGGTTCGGATCCAGCTGTCCCAACCAAAAGAATAACGGAGATTGGCTCAGTCTGGTAGAGCATTCGCTTTGGGAGCGAAGGGTCGCAGGTTCGAATCCTGCATCTCCGACCAAGATGTACCAAGAGGTCTTTTGTCGGATCAGTCGTTATCTCAGGTGGTTCTGAGTCGACCCGAAAAGCTCTTGCCTCAATGCTTTCCATTGACCAGGAAAGTGTCGTTTGAGGGCGCTGTAAAGGGGCAGCAGGCAAACGTGTGAGCCACGTACCCTTGCTTTTCAACGCTTGTGCGATACGTCGCCTTGCACCTCCAGCTTCCGGGCTGGAGTCTTATACGGAAGTGTGGCAGAGTCTGGCTTATTGCTCTTGTCCTGAAAACAAGCGTGCCTGAGAGGGTACCGTGGGTTCGAATCCTACCGCTTCCGCCATTACAATCGAACTACTTGATTGTCATCGGTGCATTTAGCCGTGTGTTAGCCGATGTAAAATAAAACTAGGGGCGAATAAGGAGCCAGTTAACGGTGAGAAATTACCTCCGTTGGTGTAGCGGTCAAACATACCCGCCTTTCAAGCGTGGAGATCATCGGTTCAAATCCGATACGGAGGACCAAATAAGGACCATTAGCTCAGCTGGTAGAGCAGGAGACTCTTAATCTCTTTGTCGCAGGTTCGATCCCTGCATGGTTCACCAAATA